TTTATATATCCTATCTAAAGGTCTTCACCATTGCACTATTGCCCTGGTTACAAAGAATATCTTACTACATCTAAACAGTGATGTCAACAAGAGATTCCTTAGCTGCGAGCTCTTCTCGCAAATAATATTTTTGAGCATATGTGAGATTTTCATTCTGCTTTTCATAAAAGCGTTTCACTTGCTCCATTGGATCCATTTTAACATCAGCTCTTGTTGAAGGCTCAACAACTCTGATCTTTTCTTTCTCCAATGGTGGTCGTATATTTTCACTGTTGGGATAAACTTGTCCAGCAGACTGACCAGATTGGGCTGCCATTATCGTCTGCTGGAATGGAAGTGTGCCTTTTACTTCTAGTGACATCATAGACTCCTTTTGGAGCTATTTAGTTGAACTCAACATTGCCTGCTAGTGAGACTCGTTCACAGTCACTACGATATGGCCACACACTATGGGCCAGACTACTTGGAAAGACCAATATGTCACCTGTCTTGGGAGTGAATGTGTAGCCACAAGTGTTTATACCAGAGTGAAGAAAGTTAATGCTACCAGGTGGCTCAGACCTACCTTTATGATCGTTCTGTTCTTCCTGTAGCAATGTAGGTACATCAAGATATAGTACAAATGATGCACCAACTGGTCCATGCTTATGAGGTGGGTTGAATTCTCCAGACTTCATAAAGTTTGTCCATGCAGATGTAATTCTCCACCTCTGTGGATTACCTTCTGGATTTTCATCTACACAATGAGAGAGATGGTTAAGATATTGATCGAAGATCTCATTACAGTTCATTGTGAGATAATCTACAGCGGAAAAGCTGTTGTCATATTCTTCTTCAATATGGCCTGCAAGTAGTTCTCTGATCTGGTACCTCTTATCCAACCGTTGATTCTCTGCATCAGTTAGTAACCAGTCTACAACCTGATCACTAACTTCTGCTTTGAATATAAGTGGGCCAAGATAATAAGGCTGCATAATATTATGTCCGATTACCAGCAAACTGTTGTTGCATCTTGATATAATCTAAAAACTCGTTCTTAACAGAAGGATTGAAGAACTGCCCTCGCAACTCACAGGTTTGAGTTAAAGAGCTATGAGCCATAACACCACGATTCTCACAACATCCATGAGTACCTTGGATATAGACAGCCAGATCTTTTGCGCCAGTATGCTTCTGAATCTCATTGGCAATCTCTTGTGTTAACTCTTCTTGTAGAGTGCCACGTCGAGCAGTGTGCTGAGCAAGACGTGTATACTTGGATAAGCCAATCATCTTTACACCAGGAATCAAACCAATGTATGCAACACCTGTCACAGGCTGGTGATGATGTGAACACATAGAACGTAACTCCGATCGCACTACAATCATACCACCATATCGAGCTTCCACATCGTCGTTAGGAAATGCAGTAACAGGCGGCTGAGGATCATATCGCCCTGCCATTGTTTCATTTACATACATCTTTGCTAATCTGCGAGCGGTACCATGAGAATTGGGATCTGTCTCTTGATCGATAAGAAGAGATGACAGCACACCTCGAAACTTATCTTCCAACTCATCAATTAGCTCCCACTTTTCATCTTCACTAATAAACTCAGAGATATTGTCATTCGCCCAATATCGAGCTCCTGCTTCATCAATCCGTGATTTAATTACATCCGAGACTATCTTTTTTACCATATCGTATTCCTATTTTCTTTTAAACCATGTTATAAAAACACGGCGTGATCCATGGATCAGTTCTTTCACACCATGTTGTGTCTTGTAATTATAGTACAAGCTGTCGCCTACGGCAACAGGTATTACTTTTTGATCTCCGTTGTGATTTTCAATGTAGCTTTCTCCACCCTTCATATCTTTTGACAAAAGAAGCGGAACAATTACTGTCACATACGCAAGCTCTTTCTTATCCACATGAGTATCAGCCTTTGCACCTCTCCTGTAGTGAAGAAAGTAAGGATGAGTCAACTCCAACTCTTCTTTATAGATTTGTGTGGCCTTAGCTTGCAACTTGAGAGTGATCTGTTTGATTCTGGGATTGATCTCCTTGATATGATGTTGCCACACATTGCTTAGCTTGGCGGACTTGGATCTAAATTCCATTTCAACTCCAAGCATATAATCCAGTAGATACTTCAAGTCGTGTACAGTTAAAATTAAGTGATCGTTTTGCTCAAGTCTAAGACCACCATTCTCCTCCAGAACAATATAGTTATTTCGTATCATACCAACCTATCAAAACAACACGTTTACCTTTTGTGACTTCGGTCACTCCATGTAAAGTGTTTGCGCCATAAAATATAGTGTCGCCCACTTCTTGTGGATATTCAACACCCTCAACAATTACATTACCGCCTTCCAAATCCTCTGATTTTTGTAGTAATGTTACTGTACTAATGCCACCTTCGGTTGCGTGTGTGTCGAGATGAACATCAGCTTTGCCTCCAATTTCATATCTTAAAAAGAAGTCTTCATATCGTTGTAACTCAAGTTGGTAGATGTTCTCAGCCTTACGCATAACCTTATTAGAGAAATGATCGATCCAAGGAGGACCAAGTCTCATGCCATGCACATTGTGAAGGTTCCCCCAGTTGGAAAGAAAGTTAAGGCTAATTACTAAAGCCTTATTACTTAATGCGCGCAGTTCATCTTCTGAGAATATTTGATAGTTATGTACCAATAGCATTTCCAAATAAGTACACGTGCATACGCCCAGAGACATTGTATCCCCGCTCAAATGCCATGCGAGCCACATCACCTGCAGTAGCCGACTGCTCTTCTTCTCTAGCACCTACTGGCATAATCCAAACAGGATAATCTACACCAGCATCACGGAACAAGTTAACAACTTCATCAAGTTCCTCCCATTCTTCTTTAGTCTGACCAACAACAAACTTCAGTTGACCATTCTTAGAGACATCGTAGTATTGCTTGACGACTTCTGGCTTGATAGCCTTCTCACGCTTCTCTCCTGCAACAGTCCATAGCTTTGGAGATACAGAGAAGAAGGCTTCTGGTTTGAATAGAGGGGAATCAACTACATTTTCAAAGTCTGCTGACAAAGGTTGAGTTCCATTTGTTTCCCAAGTAACAGAAGCAGGAAGATTCTCTGCAGCATAGAATTGAGTCTCACGAATAGGACCACCAGGCATGATCGACAGAGCTTCGTAGATATCTAAGAAAGCATTCTGTGCATGACGCATAAGAGGCTCACCACCAGTGATACATAAATGATTATGTTGTAGAGATAGAGGATGACGGAACCAACCTTCTGGATTATGTTCGGTCTTCATAATGTCAACTAGCTTCTGAGCTAGCTCTGCACCTGTGGCTTGACCCATAAGATGTTTGAACTTCTTAGACCATGTGTATGAGGAATCACATCCTTTATCCCATACAGGCAGGTCTTCAACTCGATTCACAGAGTGAGCATCGAAGTCTGCATATGGTAATTCATATGTCTCTGGTTTGGTAGGAAACTTCTGACCAAAACCATCACATTGTAAGTTACATAGGAAGAACCTAATCCAAGCAGTAGGGACACCAGTGTACTGTCCCTCTCCTTGAATACTGTGAAAGATCTCACTGTAAGTGTATTTCTTATCTGCCATCTTTATCCCTCATAGATTGCGCTGTTAGCTCCATGCTCTGCACACTCACATGATACTACCCAGCATCGACCCTCAGACATATTATGCACAATCTCTTGTGCTTTGTTGAACGCATGCTCAGCAAACTTCTCAACACCCACACCATCAAGGATGTTCAGCTCTGCCAGTCCAGCATCTTCTAATGCACGGAAGTTGGGCAATGCCCAATCCTTACTGTCGAGCACAACTTTATGATCGAAGTTATCTTCCAGCCACTTCTTCAGAGGCTTCAACCCTCCAAAGTCGACTACCCAGTTCTTATTGTCAAGTTCATTGCAGCTAAATGTAAACTTGAACTGCAAGCTATATCCGTGTAAGAATCGACAATGAGAATGGTCTGCATGAGGCTGGCGAAAGCAAGCACTCAGTCCAATATTGTGTCCATACGTTTTCGTACTATAGTAAGCCATACTGTATATTCTTTCCTTCTAATTTCTTTATTCCAAGAGCCCAGTTTTCTGCTGCATCCTCAACATATCTAATAGATTTATTAGGAAAGTCCTCTTCAAAAAACTTAGTTTCATTATCATCGAAATACTTGATAAAGGCAACCTCTTCTTTGAAGTCCATCCAAACTTCTGCATATCCTCTTCCATCATCAGCCCAATAGGTAGATATCTTCCGTTGCCGTCCTTGCATTTCTTTACTCCTCTGATTGTACTTCTTCGATTAGGCTGTCCCTCAACATACGAGCTTGCACATCTTTTTCAGGATCAACGGGGTGAATAGTTTTCTGATCTCCAGCACTACCAAGATGGTTGATAAACTTATATGCTAAAGTTATACGAGGGCAGCCAGCATAAGCAGCATGCCAACAATGTTTGTCTGGTTCATTCAAATGTCCAAAGTAATAATGACGACAATGCCAACCTTTGACATCAGGAACATGAACCATCTCTTGCTTCTCAAGGTCCCAATATCTGAAATAACCATCACCAGTCTCTGACCATGTGAATAACACTTGATATGCGTTTGCATTCCAGTTCGTATGCCATCCCACAAATCCTCCTGGAGGATAGTAGTTCAACAAAGCAGATGTGTGGGCTCCTATTTCAGTAGCAAAATCATATTTTATTTCGTTCCTAACTTCTTCTAGGACTGCTGGGTTCTTCTTAAACATTCGATTGATTGGCATACTCATATGCTCTTCAGGGAACCCCGAATGCTTATCCCCAATAGACATCTGATATTGTAAGTATTCCTCATCACAATAGTATTCTGGATTATCCAATGCCTCTTGGGTTGAGTATGTCATATACTCAGAGTTTGTGTGCTCGCCCAACCCCAGAAACTTGTCTTTCCAAGCCTCCAGCTTTTCCAACATAGCCTTGTTGCGTATAACGACCTCAGTCATCAGTTAACTCCAAGTTAAATATTTGGTTGATTGCCTTTGCTATTTCTTGCGCAAGTTGTATGTGCTCGAGCTGTGTTCCATTGGCAGATCGAAGTTCCACATAATGGATCCATGATCGGATTGTACCATTAACATACAATCTCGAAGCTGTATTGCCTTCTGGCAGAACCACTCTGGCTTGCTCCTTAGCAATACCATTCTGGATAGCCCACTCGTATGCATTCATAGCAGTCGACCATACATTGCGCTGATGCTGTTCCCATGCAATGTGAAGATTCGTATCATCTGTGATAACACTATTCTGACGGTTCTTGGGATCTTGTAACCTTGCTTTACGNATAACAAGCTCACCATCTAGATCCCTCACATCAGCATAGCGCTGAGAGAACTCTTGAAACGAGAACGATCTATGACGTAACAATTGTCTTCCGATGTCACGCGTTGTCTCAACTTCAATAGTTGCAGAAGCCATCTCAAATGGACTCCAGTGCTTATGCTTGATTAGATACTTGAGAAGTTTGGGAGTCGTCTTTGTATTGGCCTGATTGCCAGGATTGGATACACGTGCACAATAGGCTACAAGGTCTTGAATGTTATCCAACCCTTTGTAACCACGCTCGCCTGAGTGAATGGCGCCGACTGGTTTACTGTATGCTACTAAGGTGGCTTTCATCTTTACTCCATTTTAAAATCTTGAAATCGTTCGTTAGTTTTGGACTTATCAAAGGCAGGTGAGTCATCCACAACACCTTCTTCTGCATTGTCAGCATCATACAACCTCATCTTAGATCTATCAACACCAATAACAAATCTCTTGTACTTGTTAGGATCATTGTATCTATTCTTCAACTGTTTGACCATGATCTGGTTAAGTGACTCGAGCTCCTCGCTAGAGATGAGCGCAATCATTAAGTCCGCCGTTGCGGGTAGTCCAAAAGACTCGCTCGTGTCTTCAAGCCCAGGATCCGACGAAGTAAAACCAGAACGAGTCGTCTGTGTTGCAGTGAAGATCGGTAGGTCAAACTCCACCGCAAGGCCTCGTAGTTCCTCAGCAATTGCTTTAATGTAGGTGTAGGAATTGATAGACCCTCCCATAGCTTTCATGCGAGCAGAAGAACAGATATTCAAGTAATCGATAAAGATAATTTCTGGAATAAAGTTCCGCTTGAGTTTTAATTCGTTGAGAAGAGCTCTAAAGTGATTAGCATTAGCAGCCCCAGTGGGATATTCTTTGATAATAAGTTTGCCATCTGTCCTAGATGCGATGTCATCAATCTTACTGGTCAACATTGGCTTTGATATATGACCGAGCTGATCAATAGGCACATTCAAAAGGTTGGCATCGATACGTTCTGCGATACGCTCTTCTGCCATTTCCATTGTAATATATAGTACATTTTTACCTTCTGTCAGGCACGAAGCTGCGTAGTGACACATGAACAACGACTTCCCCACACCTGTACCAGCAAGTGCAACATTCAGTGTCTTATCTGGAATACCACCTTTAGTGATACGATTCATGTAGTCCAGATCAAATGGGATACGAGGTGCATCCTCATGATAGAAGTCGTAGCGCTCATCTACATTCTCAAAGTAGTCATGACCGACAGACGAATCAAAGGTTACCGCCAGAGCCTTTTGTAGTAGCTCTGGAAGTGCATTCTTTGTCATTGTCTGGTGCTTACCATCAATGATAGAAATGCTCTCCATGATAGCTATATGGATTGCTCGATCTTGACACCACTTCTCTGCGGTGTCATACAACCATTTGTCATCCACAGTCTCTTGCGCAAAGATGCTAGGAAGTATCTCCATAGCAAATGTGTACTGCTCATCATTGAACTTCTCTGATTGATCTATCTCAACGTTGAGAGCTTCTTGTGTTGGGAGTTTGTTATATTTAGCGACATACTTTGCAATCTGAGTGAACAGTTGCTTGTAGACGCCTTCGAAGTATATTGGTTGGATAAAAGGAAGAACCTTTCGGGTGAAAGGCTCATTGGTTAGAATATTCTTAAGGATTAGCTGTTCGACGTTGCTCTTCATTAGCTATGCTGCTTTCAATAATAGATATCAGGATCTTACCAGTATACTGCTGAAACTCTTCGTCTTCAACAGTTAAATTTGGATCAGGAGAATCAATAAGCGTAACATCGTACGCTAACTCTTCTCCGCTTTCTGTTACCTTTATAGCACCATAGTTAAATACCGACTCAACATAATCTCCTGTCAATATTCTAATGTTCCAGTGATCGTTATCTCCTGGAATTAATTCATAATCTACATTTTCTATCATAATTAATCTTCTATATCATTCTTTATTATTTCAAACATTATCCATGTGTTTTGAAAATCCTGAGCTAAATCTTCTACTCTGGTTTCATAGTCAGTGGTACAGTCAATCAAATGTCTTTCGTTTGTGGGATTGTATGTGATTGAAAAGCCTGGTCTAAGTTTATAACTGAAGTGTTTGGATTTTTCACCAGACCAAAGAGTAATTATTGGTTTACAATAGCGATCCTTATCAGGATGAACATACATCATGAATCTAAGCAAGGTGTGTTTACGAGCAAGACCCAACCACGTCTGCTGTCTAGTTGCAAACAATGTATCTTTCCAATACGTCATTTTTACACCATAGTTGTTACCAGGACTTTCGTTCTCTTGCATTTGCGCAAAAGCATGAGGCCTCAGTCTTGCAAAGTAATTCTGTAAAACCAATTCCCCATAAACATCCTGCCACAAATTCCAAAGCTCTCCAGCGTCAGCATAATCTTTTAGAGCATATGCTTCAGCGTCTAATTCCACAGGAGAAATAGATCCATTAAGATTGGTTATGTGTTGAAACTTTCTAGCATGACCACGATCTGTTGTCACAACAGGGATCATATCCATAGTTAAAGAATTCATCGTTTCCACGAATTTGTGGGTGTTTTCAGGCATATGCTCTAAAGGACCCAAGGAATTAACAATGTGGTGCCATGGTTCATATATTTTTAGATTTTCGGCTCTTAAATGATCGGCCATAATTATCTCCTGAGTTTTATGGTATTTATACCTTTCAGCCTTTCCCTTAGGAATGTCACCAAGTATCGTTCTTACGATTTCTTCGCTTGGTGTGCTAAGAGCGCGCAATTTCCATACGCGCTCTTCTAGCTCATCACTAAGCTTCATCCACTATGTCATCCATATCAACTAATGACTGGTGGCCAATACTATATTGCTTCTTCAAGAACTCCTTGAAATCAGTCTCAGCAAAGATCGGATCCCAGAAGGATTTATCTAAAGTCGTATCGTACCGAACCTTTGCTCCCACTTCTCCAGTAGACTGATCAACCGCAGCGTACCATCCGTTAGAAGGCTTAACAACGTAACCACCAGCAAGAGCACAATCAAGCAGACCAGAGTAACTACGGACACCACCATCCCAAGACACTGTAATAGGAATCTTTGACTTCTCTTTAACATAACGACTTTTCTCCACATTGATTACAAAGTGATAACCTTGAATCTCTGTACCTTTCTTATCTTGCTGACGACCCAAGATCCAGATGTTATCTGCACTATAGTAGATACCAGTACCACCGCCAACAATGTCCTTTGGAAACAACCCAATCTCTTTGTACGTGTGGTTGATAGCAAGCAGGGGGATACTCTTCATGGTTAGATAAGGAGTTGTCATACGGAACAAGCCTTTGAGCGCTTTAGCTCGAGACATGTCTGCGACCGACTTCTCATTCTGGGCATCCTCTAGCTCTTTCTTCGATGCCATGTTGCCAATAGAGTCGATAACAATGATTACATCATCGCTGCGATCCAGTTCTTCCAATTGGCCAATCATGTCAAACTTTAGCTCTTCAACATTGGTAATTGGTGTATGAAGTACTCGATCAGTATCGATACCAAATTGTTCAAAGTAACTCTGAGGACTACCAAATTCACTGTCGTAGAACAGCATAACGGCGTCAGGACGCGCCTTTAGATAGGCACCAGCCATCAGTAGTGCGAAGGAAGTTTTAAAGTGCTTAGATGGGCCAGCCAGTACTGTCAGTCCAGGTGAGACACCTCCATCTACACTTCCAGATAGTGCCACATTGATCATGGGCACTTCTGTAGGTGTCATATCCTTCTCTGTAAAGAACTTAGATTCAGACAGAACTTCCGTTGTCTTGATCTTGCTGTTCTTCTTCAGTTTGTCCATAATTGACATGTTGTTCCTTCTCCCTGTCATCTAATTCATACTGTTGACGGTATTTGTTGTTTATTTCCATTACCTTTTCTAATAATGGCATCCGATCTGTGTTTGCTATAAAGGCTGAAAGATCCTTTGGAAAACAAGCTCCACCAAATCCACGCTTACCATCAAATCCTGGAACCTTGGTGTGAGATGACCCAATACGTGAATCGCAACCTACAGCCCTCATGATAACATTATATGCAGCTCCGTGAGCATTAATCTCATCAAACAGGTTATTGAAAAATGTTACTTTAGTTGCCAGGAATGTATTGATAGCATACTTGCAAAACGCTGCTTCGACAACGCTCATCTGAAATACTTTATGCCCCAGGAAGTTAATGTTGCTAAAATTGTAGTAGACATTCAAGGTTGCTTCTGTACCTTCAGGTGTGCCCCCAAGTATCATATACTCTGGATTGACAAACTGATCATTAGCATTATTCTCTGTTAAGAACTCTGGGTTGTACACAAACCGTTTTACATACGCTGGAGGCTCCTTTGCCTTTTCTTCATTTGTTTCTGGGCTGATATGATGTAGTGTAGTAGCAATGTTTGCTACAATCTCAGGAGTGACGGTGGATTTCAGAATCACTCCTGCCTTGGTATGTTGCATCACTTTCATCACTGCATCTTCTACAATGGAAGCATCAACGCGCCCATTTACTTTCATGGGTGTTGGAGCACAGACAAACACAATGTTTGGTTGCCACTTCACTAAGTCATCCACAGTTGTATCATATTTTGGATCTACTTTGAGGAAGTCAACATTTGGTGTCTTAAAACCAAACTCCACTGCCTTCCCCACGAAGCCATGTCCAACAATTCCTACTTTTAATTTATTCTGACCGTCCATTTATGAAATCCAATCCTTCTAGATTCTGTTTAAGGTTTGATAAGCGCCACGGTCCTATTTCAGAGACTGAGGCCTTTTTTAAAAATTCTGGTAAAGGAAAGTATACATCATTCCAGTACTCAGATCTACATTGTTCTACTAAATAATTTATATTATTGCTTGCATTATCCACACATCTCTGTCCGCGATCTTGTGCAAACTCCCAAAATTCATTCCTCCACTTACTACCAGATGCATAATGCATCATGATGATATACTCACACTCATGAAACCATTGCATGATATCATCATTTGCTGTGCTTGGTGACCACAAGGCTCTATCGATAATTCTTATTGTGGAATCAATACTCGTAGCTTCCATCGGCTCTAAGAAGAAGCATGCATTGCCATTATATACCACTCTACCATCAATAGGATTCTTCCTGTAATAGTTATCGTAATGAAAACTATTTGTATCTTCTGATGGCATCAGATCCCACTGATTGAACACTTCTTCTACATCTTCTTGTACTTGTTCAAGTGTGTTGATATTATGATTGTAAAGATATCCAACACTACATCGATTAACTAGTGGAACCATAAACACCCATCCATAAGGACGGGCTACAGTTTTGGTGTGAAAGAATCTTGGTGTATCCCAATAACACTGAGTGACATGTGCTGCATTGACTGGAATATATTCTGGAACATTAAACTGATCAGTAATCTCTTTAGGTCTACCAGAACAATCTATCACATAGTCAGCATCAACTTGATCATTGGTGATGTTGGTCTCTACAATCTTTACTATTGGATCCAGTCGTTCCATTGTGTACTGTTGAAGCTTGCCAGCATTGAAATGTAAAGCAGATGATCCAAACTCGAAGTGATGTAAGAAATCTTTGTTGCCCCAATTGTGATACATAATACCATTCTTGGCAGTACCATCGATCTTAACTAGATCATCCCATGTGAATCCAAATCGTGATCGTAATAGGTCAACGAGTGTGAGAGTTGCGCCCTCACCAACTGGTTGTGGTTTTATTGAAGGGTCGTGATACCATTCTATTTCAAAGTTTGGTTTGTCAGCAAGCTGTGTCTGGTTCACATAGTTCTTCATTTTCAGAAGACTGATGGCAGAGACACAGCCAGCTGTTCCAGCTCCAATAACAGCCACTTTTTTCATTAGCAACCAATGTTATCTACAGACAATGGGTCATCATCGATTGGCCGACTATACTTGGTCTTTTTGAGTTTAACTTCAGCATGACCAACAGTCTCTCGAACAATATCGTTGTGATTAAACTCAGCCCAGTAGAGCTCGTATGCTACACCACCCTCAAGGCATTCAAACTGATGATAGACACCAGGCTTGACTTTAGTGTACTCTCCAGCTTCTAAGATAGTCTCATCAACCAGATCATAATCTTTTTGCCAGACACGGATAAGCATGACTCCAGACTCAACATAGAATCCATTCCATTTGAACTCATGTAAATGCTTAGAGCAAACACCACCTTTATTCATATTGATTCGATGAAACTCTAAGGCACCATTAGCTTCTATCAACTCAGTGTCACCCCACACTTTACCTGCTATCATATTAATCTCCCATTCTTTTGCATATGAAGTAGTAACTATCTATGGGTATATCATTTTCCAGATATTGTTTCATGTAGTATTGATTTTGTTGAATCACCTGGAAATCAGCATCACGTAAACCCTGCCTGAGTTCCTTATACGATACATCCAAAGGATCGCTTATAGAAGGCTTGATTGAATTATCCCGCCAAATGGTGTAATCTAATATAAACAACCCTTGGGTTGTTAACTGATCATATATTGTTTGCAATGTTCCATGAAAATCAGTTACATGATCAAATGAATTAGTATAGACCATATCCCACTTACCTATCCAGTCGGGATTTTCTTTTTGCATATCCCATTGAACCTGGTTGGGGAAATCTGTAGCAGTGTGAGATATATCTGTTCCAAGAACATCGGCTGCAGGAAACTCTTCGCCAAACCATCTTACTTCACTACCATTACGAGAACCATGACACAATACTGTA